GGCGCGGGTATCACGTACCCGTGATTGGCCTTCGTCTCGTCACCGAGATGCTTCTCGGTGGCGGCCGCCGTGCCACTGGTCAGCACGGCCAGGTTGACGGGTGAGCGGCCCTTGTACGGCTGGTTGCGGTCCGCGTTCAACATGAAGTGGAGCACACCGGCTGCATCCACGTTGCGCGTCGCCGTACCGCTCGGCATCGAGTACGTGAGCCGGTAGCGGACGGCCTCAAAGCCTCGCACGTCCCATGACGCGGCGCGGCGGAGCCGGAGACCGGAGCGGCTTGCCGCGATCCCGTACACGGCTTCACCATCTAGCACCAGGTCGCGGCCCACGTCATAGAGCACGGCCGCCGTGAGTGCCGCGAGTGCGCCGCCGTTCGGCTCTACCACGGCGGCAGCCAGCGCCCGCGCCCAGAGGTTCGCCGCCGCCTGCACGGCCGCCAGCCCCGCCGGGTCCGCGACCGAGCCGGTGACGGCCGCCTGCGCCTCCGCGATCACTCTGTCCGTGTAGGTTCGAGTTTCTACGGACTCGGTTCGATTGCGCTTGAATATCTTCACGACGCGGCCTCCAGATAGTACAAAAAGATCGACACCGTTTGGCTAGCCCCGCCGCCGCTTGCAGATGGCCATATAACGGCTATTCCCTGGTTAGCTGGTCTGGTCGGTGTGCCGTATTGCACAAACGCTTTGCGATTCCCCGAATCGTCATAAGTTGCGAATCTGGAAGCATCTACCTCTGGCGAAAGAATCTGAAGCTTCGTTCCACGCTGAATCGCGACCGAAACTATGCTTGCCGTTTGCGCATCCGTTAGTCCGCGTTCGGTTTTCGTTATCGCCCAACTAAAACTGGTAGTGTCGAACGTTTTATTGATCTGGCGCCACTTCAATACAGGAACTCCGCCGCTGGTCGGCGTGGCGGACGTTGCAGCAAGCCACTTGAGCTCGTCACCATCGAATTGCGGAGTTTTCTTGTCGCGGCTTCCGGCGGACGGATATGGCGGCAGCGGAGCCGCAACCTTCAACGGCGTACCGCTCGCACCGTCACCGGAAATAGTCGCGTCTGTCTGCAAGGGTGGGGCGGAGCCTGGTTGAGCACGGAGCCGAGCGGCGTAGATCAAGATCGCATCTTCGTCCTGATCCTGCGTGAACGCTTCAGAGACGGCTCCCACGGCGAAGGTGACGAACAGCCCCTGATCGCCGGTTGACTGGTACCGCAACGCTACCAGCTTTCCTTGCATGGTGGCCGTGACACGCGATCCGGCATCACGCAGGTTCGAGCGTGGAAATAACCACTGGTCGGTCCGGTTTGCAATCTTCCATTCGACGATGTAACCGACAAGCCCGTTCTCAACGTCTGAATTACGCGCCGTCTCGAATAGCAACGCGCCCCTGGTAGCAAGCCCGAAGTCGGTCGCTATCTTTGCGGCCAGAGTGTCACGGCCGTTAGGTCCCCGCCAAAACCCGTTGATCACCGTATCCGCGTCGGCGTTCGTATACGTGGCAGCGTTCGGCACGAAGCGAGCAAGCAACTCCGCCTTGAGTGGCGCGAGCCTCACGTCGCCTTCCTTATTGAGCTTGTCAACCACCGCCTGTGAAAGGGTGCGCTCCGGCCAGTGCCCATCAGGTACACCGCCGCTGTATTCCGTGGTGCCAGCGTGTACCGAATCCTCGGTAACCTCCACGCGCACAGTTCCTACACCGGCACCGAGCGCCTGGTTGAACGTGAAGTATTGGCCCACTCGTACATCGTCCGTGGTCGCTGCCACGGTGCGCCGGAGTTGCATCTGCGAAAGCAGGATCGGAACATCAGTGCTCGCATCCCCGCCACTCTCACGGAGCACGAATCGTACCTTGCTATGGTCCAAGTCCGTGTCGACCAGGCGAATGACTACGTACAGATTGTCCTGCGGTCTAGACCGAAAGACGTTCTGTTGTTGTCGCCATACCTGCCGAACCTCACCCGCCGTGGTGCTGTCCATGCTCGCCAGGGTATCCGCGTCACTGATCTGCAGATCGCCCTGCACACTCACCTGCGCTTCGTCCGGCTCCGCAGCCTCCCAGCTATCAGGAGCAGGCACAAACACCCGCAGGTCTGCCGTCTTAGCGGCAACGGCGTCGGTGCCCTCGGCGGCCTTGTCAGCAGTCACCTTCGCCGCGTCCGCCGTGGTGCCGGCGGTGGTTGCCTTCGTGTCGGCGGCAGCGGCGGCAGCAGCAGCGGCAGCAGCGGCCGTGCCAGCGGTGGTTGCCTTCGTGTCGGCGGCAGCGGCGGCAGCAGCAGCGGCAGCAGCGGCCGTGCCAGCGAGGGTTGCCTTCGTGTCGGCGGCCGACGCTGCCGCGGCTGCGGCTCGCGCTTCGGACGCAGCGCCAGCAGCAGCGGTACGGGCCACCTGGTCGATACCAGGGCCGTCGCCTCCGCCGTTGCCGCCGCCTCCGCCGCCGACGCTTACGGCCCGCTGCAACTGAAACGAGGTGGTCTCCACGCTGAACCCGACCAGGCTTTCCAGCACCACGGCCTTGCGTGTCGTTTCGGAACGGCGGTTGAAGGCCCGAAACTCCAGTTCGTACGTGATCACGGACGCCGCTTCGATGTCGGCGGCCGTCACTTCCACACCGGCGAAGGTGCCCACGCGAACCACGCTTCGGCTGTTGAACACCACCATCGGCAGGGTACGCCGTTGGCCACCGGCAATGTCCTGGTAGATGGTGCGCTCATGCACCAGAGACTTGCCGTTGAAGGCGTGCTTTGTGCGCAGCGTCACACCGAGATTCGCAGCGTCGTCAAGTTCGAAGATGACAAACCCTTCCCACTCGGTGACAAAGTCTTCATTCGCCACCAGGCCAGCGGGCGCGTTCCATTCATCGAGCAACGTAAGAATCACGCCGTCGCCCGAATCCGGTATGGATGCTTGCGATTGCGGAGTCACCGTGAGAGCCGGTTGCACTTCGTACGCGTACGCGCTGGCAGGCTGCACCACTTCGCGGATGATCGCCTCAACCTGCGAACGGTCAACCGCGCCGCCGGGTCCGGTGGTGACGGCTTCCTCGCCATCGAGCACCACGGCCCTGCGCAGCAGGTAGCGCCGCAGTATCGTGTTGGCTCCGCTGTTCGACCATGCGTTACTGTACGCTTCACCACGGCGGCTCGATGGTGCGTCGTACACGTAGCCGCACAGCACGATAACCGCCTGGTCACGGTACACCACCGGCGCGGTGGGCGCGGCGGCTCCAACTTCCGCCTCCGCCCACGCCAACAGGTCTAGCAGGATGGTGAGGTGCGGCTCCGCGACCGCGCCGTCAGGATCGGTTTGTATCCGCAACGCGGCGGCCAGCTTGCCTACACTAACAGCCACGGCTCCCCCTTACCCTGTCGAATGTTCACCGGCAACGCACGAGTGCGCACCTCAACCAGCGCATCAGGGTATGCCGGACGGTCCGCCAGCGCGACGCCGAACAGCGTTGCCTCGTGGACACGTCGCAACTCGCCGGCGTAGCTATCTCGCACCGTTCCAAACTCAATCGAAGCGCCGCGAAGTATGCCGGTCCGCACCAGCTCGAGAGCATCGTCACCGGCTTTCGTCTGCACTATCTCGGCACGAAAGCTCAACCCGTCATTGGAATCGAACACCGTCAACCCTGCGCCGGTCCGTGAGAGTGGCACATGCCGATCATGGAGCACGTTCAATATCAGGTCGGAGCCGTTGAGATCACCGAACGCACCGCGTTCGATGACTTCCTGTCCCCACGGCATATCCGCCGGGACTCCATAGGGAACGGCCGTACCCTCGATGATACGGCCTTTCCCGGACGTGCGAACTTCGACGAAGCGAAGCTCTACGACAGACGCACCGGCCACAGAGTCCAGCCTGCCTCCCGCAGAATCTTGAACGACCAGAACATGACGGCCGTGAGACGCACCTGCCCCTCACCGGCCTTCGTGTACGGATCGCGAATCAGTTCCATGCCGCGCCAGATCGGAGCGACCGCGTTGCGGCCCGGATAGCTGGTCAACGCCGCGATGTTGACTTGCGTGTTGGAGAGTGCGCCGGAGCCGGACGCGTCCGCGATCCGTGACGACACCTGTTGGCCGACACCACGGCCCATCGTGTAGTCATACGCCGAATCGACCGGGCCGCCGTCGGCGTCCGAACGAAACAGCTTCGCTGCGAATTGGAACGTCTGCTTTCCGACCACGGCCCGCAGGTCAGACAGCCCGAAAGCGTTGAGACCATCGACCAGGCCGGTGAACGTGTCCAGCCATGCCGACCAGTCCGTGACGGTGGTGGGCTTGTTCACGGCCGGAAGCTCTGCCAAAAAGCCGGTGACGTTGGACCCAGTCCCGTCGCCGTTGACAATCTGGTCATCCATGGCATCGGCCATGACTGCCGCCAGATCGCGGCGCAACACCGCCTCGAAATTGCGAAGCTGCAACGTCTGGCGGACGTTGAACAGGTACGCGCCGGTCAACCTGGTCGGTTCCAGCGTATGCGACGTGAAGCGGCCGGCCACGGCATCATGCCGCGCCGCGTCCGCGACCATTGCGGCCGTGGTGCCTGCGGTCATGACCGGATACACGGACTGACCGGCCGGGACGCTCGGCATCGAGACGCCCAGCCGAGCCGCAATGCTGCGAGTGAAGATGCGGGGGAGCACGTCCGCCTGGTTGCGCGGTCCGGCCGCCGCCAGCGCCGACGTGTCGGCCCCGGCCGCCGTGGTGACCGCATCGACACGATGCTCCACCAGGTCCGCGTCCGCCCCAGGCGGCATGAGAAGATCGACCGGCACCAGGCGGCCCGCCCGGTCGCCCAGGATCGCGGCGCGGCACTCCGCTTCCCTGCCGTCCACCTTCGCATCGTCCATTGCCTCGTACAGGAACGGCAGCAGCGACGATTCCGCGAGCAACGTCTCACGCTCACGCGTTTCGGCGTCGCCTTCGTCCTCTGTGCGATTCTCGGTCGTATCTTCGGACGTGAGAGCCGCCCGATACTCGACTTCCAGTGCTTGGAGCTTTTTCGTGAGCTTGTCCATTTTCGCGACCTGCTCCGCGCTTGGCTCCTGATCGGAAGGCAGCTTGTTGCGTTCCTCGATGCACTGGTTCAATTCCTGCCGGTGCTCTGAAATCTGCACCGACAACCGTTGTGACTGAAGCATGGTTGTATCTACAACCTCCTATAGCTGTATATACGTTTTACAGCCTGATCGAGACGGTTACGGTCGCCCTCAACCCGTATGATCGCAGGGTTACGAGTAGCGAATCCCGTACAAACTTTCCCGCTATCGCCCAAGCCCGCGCCACAGCCATGCGCACCAGTGCATCGTAACCAGGCGATTGGAGCCATGCATCAATCCGCGCCTGATCCCTGTCACTGATACCACGCTGCAACACGTCACCTCCGCGTAGCCGGATATCGACGAATACCCCCTCAACCGCCGTCGCGCCAGGGCGAATCCGCAGCGCGTTACGTCCGGCCGGTGAAGTGTTTATGAGTTTGATAAGTTCGGCCCGTAGGACCACGATAAACTGCGCCATCAACCCTCTACCCTGCGCAGCCCGACAATCTGGAAGCGCTTCGCGGAGCGAGTTGTATCTTCCGCGACCGACACGACGGAATACTCAAGTCCGTCGAACACCGCCAGCCGCTCGGTGGACCATCGAGCATCGTAGCGGACCCGTATGCGAGCGTCGTACTGTTGGCCACCTTCCAGCACGTCACCACCACCAGCCAGCCGCAACTGATCGGACGCGGCAATATCGACCAACTCACACCACGCCGAGAACGCGGCAACGCCTGGTTCAACCGGCCGCTCGATAGTCACCTGGTCGAGATACTGGTCGAACACGGGCAGTCCGGGCACCGACAGGATGAACCGGTCGATGCTGGTGGTGAGCCTCCCCGACGCGACGGCCGCCGTGTTGCGCACACCCATGACGGTGCCGAGCACCACTTGTTCTTCCGCCGGAAACGCCGTGCCGTCACGCTTGGCTGGGCCGCGCCTCACTTTGGCTCCCTGAAACTGCCGTGACGCTTCGAGCACGTCCGCCAACGCGAATGACAACCGCAGGAAGTACCGTGCGATGTCGGACGGAGCGCCCGTGGTCGTTATCTCGAAAGAGATCGCCGGATTAGTGGCGCCCACTTCGAGCATCGGCGTCCCGTCGGTCGGGTGAGTTGCGAACAACGCTCGCCAGGTCGAACCAGGCGCGTACACGTACGGCCCCGATTCGGACGTGGCCGTTACCGTCACAATCCTATTGAATGGCACGTTTCAACCTCTCTGTCCACTCTCGGCGGCCCTTCACTGGCACGTGGCCACCGGCAAGGATATGGCAGGATCGGCACAACACTTCGAGATTGTCCTGGTCGTAGGGATCACCACCAGCATCGAGCGGTTGCCGGTGGTGAACCTCCAACCGGCCCGCCGCGCCGCAAGCCGCGCACCGATACTCGGCCCGCCCTATGGCCACCATGCGGGTTTCCTTCCACCGCCGCTGATTCAACCGCTTATGGTGAGCGCTCACGCTACCGCACTCGAATATGCACGTCGCGGCGCAGCACGAAGCCGCTCCGCCAATCCCACCGCGATCACGGCGGCCGACAGCGCATCAATGCGCCCGCGTGACTTCGACTTGTCCAGCGCAGGGTTGCCACGCGGGTCCCGCAACACGGCGGACGCGGCTATCGCTTGGACCATCAGCAGGCAATCAGCAGTTCGCAGCCACGCCGAAAGCACGGCCCGCTGGAACGCCCGTACATCGTGGGAGCCATCGGCCGTCGCGGACGCTCCCTGTCCACGCCATACCATCGGCCACGCCAAGCCAGCGTCCGCTATCGCTTGCATCGCCTCGGCGCGGCGGTAGCGGTCCGCTCCCACCTCCACGATGCGCTCCCCCGCCAATCTGTCATGGCATTCGAGCAGGAACTCGGTCACTGGCGTCACCAGGCCCGGGTAGGTCCGCAGTTCGCCGCGTTCGGCCATCGTGACGTACAGATTCTGAACACCGTCCGCCGCGCCCCGCTCACGTAGTGACGGCTCGCTCGGGAACGCGGCCCACGTTTCCATGCGACCGGTCGCCGGCCAGACTGCACAGGCCGCCGTCATGCTGGTGCTTCCGCCCAGGTCAATACCGAGCACACACTCACCGTCACGAGGTGGCGGCTCGGCAACGACGCACCGATCCCACTGTTCGGGCATACAGATGGTCTCACGGCTCGGGTCCTGTGGGAGGTTCAAGTCGTAAGCACGGAAGGTCGACTGGTTCGCCGGACTGTTCAACGCTCGCCGCGCCATGTCGCGCATATAGTTCAGCGACTTGATACCGCTCCGTAGCCCAGGGTTGCCAGCGTGCCACGCGGCCTCATCGTCAATCGCACAACGCGGCTCCGGCTGGTAGCAGTGCCAGACAACGGACTCATCGTCCTGCCGCTCGCCCAACTCGCGGAACATGGGACCGTCACCCTGAATCGAGATACACACCGTACGCCCGTCGCGGCCGGATACGCAGGACAGCATGGCGTTGAACAAGTTGCGCTGATTCTCGCCCATGAGTCCGGCCTCGTCGATCACGGCCAGGTCCGCGCCAATGCCGTGGCCCGTGGCCTTGTCAGCCGCCAGCAGGTCCAGCCTCACACCTTCCGGGCCGAATATCCGCCCTGGTGTCGGTGAGACCCTTTCCTGCAGGAACATCAGCCCCGACAGATCGGCGGTTGCCATGATCGCCGTACGGAGTTCCTTCGCCAGGTCTCCGGTCATGCTGGTGACCACGCCGCGCCAGCGCGGACGATGAAGCGGCCCCACCAGGTATCCAAGCAGGAGCACGGCAATCAGACCCGTTTTCCCGTTCTTCCGTGCTACCGACAGCCCTGCCTCACGCACACCTGGTGCCAGGGCGTCTCGCAGGAAGTCTGCCTGCCACGGGTCGATGCGAAACGGCTTACCTCTCAACATCCCGTCCGGCACCAGCAAGGTTGACTCCGCCCACGCTATCAGGTCGGCGGCAGGATCGCCGGTTGAAGTGGGAGCCGCGAATGTATCGCCTGGTCGCTCCACTTCGTCGAACAGGTTGAGGTTGCCAGCGCCAGCGCGGTCCGCAGCACGCTTCCCGGCGCGGTAGTCTCGCATATACAGCCGTTGCGCCTCACCCTTCGCTGGCATGGCGAAAGTCATACTCCGGCGGCCAGGGGGGGTCAAGTCCCCCCGAGTGAGGCGCTCGGTTTCCGAGCGGCCGCTCGGTTTCCAAGTGGGCACTCGGTGAGCGAGCGCTCACCGAGCGAGCGCTCGGCCTACGGCCTACCTGCTGCGCACGCGCAACCGCTCCGCGGACGCACGGGGCAAAGCTGGCAGCCGCCGGCAGGGTCCCGAGTGAGCGCTCGGTCACCGAGTGAGCGCTCGGTCACCGAGTGAGCGCTCGGTCACCGAGTGAGCGCTCGGTCACCGAGTGAGCGCTCGACGACGACGAGTGGCGGCGGCCAGGCCAAGTCACCACTCGGTTGCCGAGCGCCCACTCGGTACGGCAGCGTCAACCACGACGCCCGTGCTTCGAGCGCCTGCGCCTCCGCCTTCGCGTCCGCGACGCGCTGCGCAAGCACGTCAATCCGCCACAGCAGCGCCTCATACTGGCATAGCTGCTGCCCGACCAGGTACAAGCCTGTTCTCATTCACCCTCCGCTCCGGAGCGCTGCCAGCGCCTTGTCGATAGCTGGCACTGGGCCACGTGCGCTCGCGTTCACCATTTCGAGATACCTTCGCAGATGATCCGCCTCCCCCTTCATTTTCTGCACCCGTAGCTCACGCTCTCGCAGGACCGCGTCGCGGGCGTCCTGCGCTGCCGCGTAGCCCTCCGCCTCCAGTCTGAACTCCCCTGCCATCACCAACCCTCCCCTTGCTTGTCCACATATCCACAGCCCCCGTCACCTAGCATCTAGCTTCCGAACTGGGGAGCGGACCGCAACCCTCCCCACACCCCCTCCCTGCCGCCCCCCAGCGTAATACGAATGTATCAACTGATACACTACTACACGTATGTTGAGCCGAACGCACGGATACCCTCCGCTTATCCACAATGACAACGGCCCGCTGCACCAGGACAGTACAGCGGGCCGCCACGGGTGAGAATGCTCTACGCTACCAGGCGGAGCTTGTACAGTTCCGTGGCCAGGTCGCGCCACTGTAGGCACTTGTTGACAGCATGACCCACTGGATCCTCGTTGTAACAGTCCGATGGTCCTGTTCGCGGCTCCGTGAGCAAGCAACCCGACGCGACGCTCATAGCCTCGGCAACGCCCGTCGCATCGTCATCGAGCACTTGGACCCGATCCTGCCAGTCCGGTGGCACCAGCTCGCCTTCGCCGTCTGTACATGACGGGATACCCGTATCGTTGCACCACTCAACGCAGGCTGCAACGCTGCCGGTGCACCCGCCATCTTCGAGCGTACGACACGCTTGATCGCAGGACACGAGTACCGTCTCAACGCCGGCACTGCGAAGCTCATTCACCAGATCCTGCACGGCTTGTAGCAGCCTGCCAGCATCGGCCTTCGCCTCAACCAGTACGGAATCGTCGGTGATCGCCAAGTACGCGTTGTGCAGATCGCCGGCGGCCGATTCCAGCTCCGCAAGCCCATCCGCCACCTTGCCATGCCGCAAATGCGCAGCGGCCGCACGTAGATCGCCCCACGCGTCCGCAACCGAACCGGCCGCCTGTAGCACCCCCTTGTCGCTCGCCAAGTCGCGGTACAAGTCGCGGGCGTCGAACGCGATAGCCTGCACGTCCTCGGCTACACGCAGCCACTTCCCTACTTCCTTCACGGCCTCACCGTGAACCACGCCAGCGGCCACCAGGACCGCCAGCATCACAAACAAGCGCTTCATCGCGCCTCCTTACGCGGCTGTACGCCGCTAATCTTCAACCATGACCGAACCTCATGAACACCAGCACACAGCATCGAGCCGTTCGGTTTGTGCAGTGACGGCCGATAATTCCAATCCATGCCGAGCACCAAGCCTCGGCTGGCAGCGTGCTGTGCCTCCCACGGATAGTAGATGGTCGCATCCGCTTCCCTCGGCACTGGTGACCAACTCATAAGCTGCCATCCCTGCACGACAGCGTACGCCGCGCCTCCCAAGCCAACGACTCAACCCGTCGCCATATCGCTGGACGCAACTTGGCCCTCAACTTCCGCTCGATGTCCGGTGACAGCAGCAGCATGGCAGCGTAGACCCCGGCAACCTCCCGCTCGGTGAGACGAAGCAGATTCACAGCCGCCCTCCGCAGCGCAGCAGCCACTTGAGCGCCGTAGCCCTGTTCAAGTCTGATCCGTGCCCCTGATTCAGGTAGCGGCGGATCAAATCCGCAAGCTGGCCATGATCGAGCATCTTGTGATACCGCGCCCAGTCCCAACCGTAGAGCACTCCGCGTCGCTCGATGCACCGGCTGATACTTTCGGCCAGGGCCGCCCTGGTAGGCCGACTCACTTGGCACCTCCAATCCGCGACAACACCACTTCCGCATGAACAGCCAAGCCCGCACGGATGAAAGCCGACAGACTCACCCCCGCATGCTTGGCTGCTTTCGCCCATAGCGACTTCTCGGTGTCACTACACCGAACAATGACCGTCTGGTCTCTACCCATGCCGCTATTGTATATACAGCGCTCCCCGCTTGTCTATACAAATATGGAAATAATTTGGCGGCCCTACAGCGCACTCAAACGCCCTCGTCTGCGCCTGCCGACACTTGGACACCAGTAGCCCGCGCCGCGTCCGCCACAGACAAGCCTCCGCCCGTAAGTGATTGGAATGCACGGCCACGGCCCTGTATGTCGGACGCGAACAGCCGGTCGAAGGTGAACACCACCGGCACTTCCAGCTTGGCCCGCACCTCGACGGCGAGCATATCCGCCACCGGCTGGATCGTGCCGTGAAGGAATTGCCGCCACGCCTCGCGCCGTGCGGTGCCGTCGCTCCGACCCGCGACTAGCTCCACAGGCACACCACAGGCACCGAGCACCGACAAGGCGGCCTCCGATCGTAGCTCCACCAGCGGCTGGGGCGGGTCCGATCCTATTCGGCGAGACTGCCACTGGCCCGGCGGACTGCCCGGTCGTGAATCGCCCCACCCTTCCAAGCCAGGCACCATCGCCGTACGGCCGCGCAGGTTCATGACGTCGGACCGCAATGCTTCCGAATCGTCCTTGCTCAATCCGACCATTGGCGCGGGTATCACGTACCCGTGATTGGCCTTCGTCTCGTCACCGAGATGCTTCTCGGTGGCGGCCGCCGTGCCACTGGTCAGCACGGCCAGGTTGACG